AAAAAAGGAAGAAAACAATGTATCATAAAACACACAGACCAAAACACTTTAAAGAAATTATAGGAAAGGCAAATAAAATTGTTGCCAATACTATAGAGACTTTTATTGATAACGGTACTCTCAGTCATACTTTGCTTTTTAGTGGAATAAGAGGGGTCGGCAAGACAACAATTGGTAAATTAATTGCTGAGAAATTGGGTTGCACAACTGAAAATGTTAATGTATTTGAGCTAAACACAAGTAGCGATAGAGGTATAAATAAAGCAAGAGACATTATAAAAAATGCAGTATATAAACCTCATATCGGTGACAAAAAAGTATACATATTGGATGAGGTCCACCAAGTTACACCAGAATTCTCAGAGGCTATGCTACAGATAACTCAGGACACTCCAGATCATGTGTATTTTATTCTATGTACCAGTAAACCAGAAGAATTAGATGACGCATTACTTAGTAGGTGTGAAAAATATGTGATGAACCCTTGTAATAGCAGGGAGATTGCAAACTTGTTAAATAGAATTTGTAAAGAAGAAAAGTTAGAGGTTTCTAAAAAAGTCATAAATTATATATCTGCAAATTCTGATGGTGTACCAAGAGAGGCGCTTGTATCTTTACATCAGGTATCCAATCTTAATGAGGATGCGGCACTTACGCTATTACAAGAGGATGTTATTGATGAGAATGTTTTTATAAATTTAGTAAATGCGTTATGGAAAAAGAAACCTTGGAAAGCAACAAGAAACCTCGTTAAAAAATGTTCAAAAAAGCCAGAAGTTACAAGACATGGGGTCTTATCTTATGTGTCAACTTGTTTAATTAATTCAGATAAGGTTGATCCTCAATTGATGTTGATTTTTGATACATTCTCTCAAAGTTTTAAAAAAAGTGGTAGAGAAGGGTACAATGGATTGATTTTCGCTTGTGCAGTTTGTTTGGAAGGTGTTTAATTTGATAGGGTATAGTTTAGTCTGGTCTAAAACATCGGGTTTTGAACCCGTAATCATAGGTTCGAATCCTATTACCCTTGCCAGCATTATAAAGGAGAGTTTATGTATTTTTCACCAGAAGAAATAAAAGAAATTAGATTAAAATACAAAGACTCATTTAAATGTATTAAATCAAATACAATAATTACAAAGACCCAATGCGGTCTTAGAAACGGACATTTTAAATGTAGAAGCGAGGGGTGTGGGTATGTTGAAGGTGATAATTTGGATATTGATAGCGATATTGATAGCACTGTTGGCAACACCATAACAGTAAAGAAACTAAAATTAAAAAGGAGGAAAAAATAGTGTTAATAACAGAAGATGAGTTTATGGCAGATGTGGCGATTGACCCAGATCAGTTGGACGAACTCTGGATGATACAACCGCAAGTATTTGAAAAGTATTCACAGAATTATGCAGAAGTAATGATGAAAAGGGATAATTTCAAAATAGAGGTTGATGCGCTAAAATCAAAAAAGATGAAAGAAATTATGGATGATCCAACTAAATTTGGTGTTAAAAAGACAACAGGCGAAATCATGTCAGCTCTTCTTATGGAGCAAGATGATTATGTTGCAAAATTAAAAGAATACAACCAAATAAACCATGATTACAATGTCGCAAAGGATAGAAAAGAAGCAGTAAGACAGAAAAAAGATTCTCTTGAAAATATGGTTAAGCTATTTGGGCAGACATATTTTAGTGGCCCGTTAGTTCCAAAGAAATTAGAATCTGGAGAAAGATACATATCAAAAAAAAGTAGTGAAGATAGTGTAAAAACAAGACGAGAATATAACTTAAAAAGGAGAAAGTAAATGGCAAACGCAAAAAGCAGGTACGCAAAACTTAAAGACAGAGCAAGACGTTCAGCAAACAATGTTGAGGACCGAAAAGGCGGGACAAAGAAGAAATATTTCTTCTTAAACACAGATCCATCAGTAGTTGGCGAGAAAGAAATTGAGTTTTTTAAACCAAAGTACACAACTGGTAGAAATAAGAATATCATTGATATTCTGCCGTACCCAATTACCCAAGGTTGGTATAAAGATCTTTTGGCATATAATAAAGATACAGTCGGCCTTGAAGAAGGAGATCTTGATTATAAACTTGAGGTCCCTGTTCATACTATTGGTGAAAAAGGGAATAAGAAACAATTCCTATGTCTAAGAGAAGCGCTTGGAAGAGAATGCCCGATTTGTAAAGAGATGTTTGAGTTTTACGGAAAGGACAATAAGACAAAAGATGATCAGGCTTATGCAAATTCCCTACAACCAAGATGGAGAGTATTCTACAACGTATTCGATTACGCAGAGCCAGATAAAGGCATTCAGTTTATGGAAATGGCTTTTAGTAACTTTGAGAAATTTCTAATGATGAGTTCTGGTCTAAGTTCTGATGGTATTGACGATGAGACTGATAGTGATCCAATTTATTTCTTCGATCTTGAGGATGGAATGTCTCTAAAATTCTCAGGAATAAAAGATACATTTGGTACTGTTGAGTATGTTAAGGTTGCAAGTTTCGATTTTGCTGATAGAAATGATCAGTATGACGATGAGGTTCTTGACCAAACATACCCACTTGATAAAATGTTACCTGTGCCAAGTTATAAAGAGGTAGCTGATGCGTTTTCTAATCAGTATGAAGATGATACTGACGAAGCGCCAAAGGACGAAGCGACTAAAGATGCACCTAAAGACGAAGCACCGAAAGATGACTTTAATGACTCTCCTGCTCCTGCATGTCCAGAGGGAGGAGTATTTGGTGCTAACTGTAATGAGTTTAACGAGTGTACGACCTGCGACGAAGAACTTTTTGATATGTGTTCTAAAGAACAGGTTAATCTTAAAGGCGATGAGAAAGTTGCAGATAAAGGCACAGAGGAACCAGTTAGAAAGAGAAGCTTTGGTTCTAGAGTATAATTAGTTAATTAATTAAAACGTTATGTGGATTTCGTTTTAAGACAGAAAAGGGTGTGGCGTTATGAGCGCCACACCCTTTTCGCATTTATGGAGGTTTTATATGAGTAAAGAAGTAAAAGAAAGTAAAGATGATTTATTTTTGTCAACAGGTAGTACTTTAGTAAATTGTGCATGTAGTGATAGACATGATGGAGGTTTTAAATCTGGAACAATTTCAACTGTTTGTGGAGGTTCGAGTTCTGGGAAAACAATTCTTATGCTAACAGCTATGGCTGAAGCTGCACATGATAAAAAGTTTGATGATTATAGGTTAATATACGATGATGGTGAGTCTGCTCTAAATTTTGACATAGAGAGGTTATTTGGCAAGAAAACAAAAGAGAGATTGGAATCACCGTTAGTTGGTGACGATGGCGTTCCAATTAATTCAAATACTGTTGATGATTTCAAAGCTATGTTGGTTAACTTGTGCAATAGTGGAGAGAAATTTGTATATGTGTTGGATTCGTTGGACTCTTTGACATCTAGTGAAGAAGTTGACAGAGAATTTAAAAATTCAATTAAGATAGCGAAAGCTATGGGTAACAGAGATGAAATTAAAGATATAAAAACTGGATACCAACTTGAAAAAAGTAAGAAAATTGGTCAGGCTCTTAGAAATATAAATAGCAAGATTAAAGAAACTGATTCCTTTCTAATTATTTTACAGCAGTTGCGTGTAAATATAAATCCTAATTATGGGGAACCAACTGAGATTACCTCTGGCGGAAAAAGCCCATTCTATTACTCGTCGCATCAAATCAGAATGAAAGCTTCATCAAAGATAAAAGTTTCGTCCACGGATGAAACACAAATAGGCCATAATACAAGGATTAATATTGTAAAAAATAAGATCACAGGCAAGAAAAGAGAGGCGGTTGTTTCAATTTATGAGTCATATGGCATGGATGATATTTCGTCTTGCTTAGACTTCTTAATAAGCAAGGGTTTTGTTAAAAACCTAGTTGATAAAAAAGGTGCCGTTAAAAAACAAAGTTTTAATATACCAGAATTTAAAATTAGTGGTACTAAAAAAAATATTATTAAGCAAATAGAGGACGATGGTTTGCATTGTAAGTTAAGTGAGTTAACTGGAAAATGTTGGAATAAGTATGAAGACAGCATAGAAATAAAGAGGGTTAAAAGATATGAATAAATATAATTTGTTAACATATGAAAAACTTAAGTCCTTACTGCATTACAACCCTGATACCGGATTATTCACTTGGCGTGAAAGGGGCGGTGATACTGTTTATACTCGCATATTTAATAATGTATATGCCAACAAAGAGACAGGACATTTATGGGAACGTGATGGATATAAAAGAGTTTATTTAATGCTCACATTGAATGGTGACCCATATCATTTTTTTGCGCACAGGTTAGCATGGTTTTATGTAACCAGTGAATGGCCTGAAGATCAAGTTGACCATATTAACGGAGATTCTACTGATAATAGATTTGTCAATCTGAGGGAGGTTGACAACCAAGAAAATTGCAAAAATACAAAGTTATGTAAAAATAATTCATCTGGATTTAATGGTGTTAGTTGGCACAAAAGCAATAAAAATTGGTCTGCGTATATAATGGTTGACCGCAAGAAAATTCATCTTGGTGGTTTCAAAGATAAACAAGACGCTATAAGTGCAAGAAAGCAAGCTAATATTAAATATGGCTACCACGAAAATCACGGGAGGCAATAATGGCGTTAACAATGCTAATTGACGGCAAAAATCTCAGCATGGCCACGTTCCATTCAACAGGCACAGAAATTAATGAAAAACCAACTGGAATAATTTATGGGTTCCTTGAGAAGTTGCTAAAATATCAAAAAATAATAAATGCTGATAAATTTGTTTTTTGTTGGGACTCTAAGTATTATTTTAGGAAAGGTATATATCCCAAGTATAAAGTGAGGGATAATAGCAAACTCACTGAAGATGAGGTTAAAGACCACATCGAAGCATTAAGACAGATGGAAATATTAAAGTTTGAGATATTACCAAGATTAGGGTTCTCCAATGTATATGAACAATATGGATTCGAAGCCGATGATCTTATAGCTCAATATACTAAAACTGCACCAAAAGATGAGGAAATTGTCATATTAAGTGCAGACAAAGACCTACATCAATTAATGGAAAAAGATTCAAACAGAATCAGATGCTACAGTATAGCTACAAAAAGATTTTATACAGATAAAAATGTTTTTGATGAATTTGGTGTAAATGCAAATCAGTGGGGCGTAGTGAAAGCAATGGCTGGTTGTAGTAGTGACAAGGTTGATGGGATTAAAGGTGTTGGTGATAAAAGAGCTTCATCTTTTTTAAATAAAAGCTTGACAAAAGGTAAATTTTATGATAGTGTTATATCTAAAGAAGGGCAAGAATTAATTGAATTTAATAAGAGGTTAGTGATCTTGCCATTTGCAGAAAAAAGAATAATAAATTTAAACTGTGAACGTAACGATTTAGATAGAAGAAGTTTTATAGAATTTTTTGTTGACTATAAATACTTTTGGTGGCTAAAAAAGAAAAAGATATCACAGTGGATCGAGGTTTTTAATTTAAAATAAAGGGAGGTTGTTAGAATGGATGATGTTCAGGCAAAAACAGATGATATTATGGAAGAGGTTAAGGAATTTATTGACAGCATTAAGGCACAATTGAAAGGGCCAGATGACATTGTTAAACGCATTGAAAGTGGTGATCTTAATGACGTAGGAGATGACGGACAGAAGGTTGTGTTAAAACATTTCTTAACTTTGTTTTGGGAACTATTTTTGGCATCGCAAGAATTAGCGTTGTTGGGTGACGTTAGCGCTTTCGTTGTTTATATTATGTTGTCAACCTTTTGTGAGGTAAGCAATGGCAAGACTTCAAATAAAGAAATTATTGATTACGCTAATAAGCTTGTTGCATTATTCAATGAGACTATAGAGGGTGAAGGTGATATTGATGGCTAAAGGCAGCAACTTTGAAAGAGAGGTATCAAAGGAACTTTCGCTATGGACGACAAATGGCGTAAGGGACGATATCTATTGGCGCAGTAGTCAATCAGGTGGCAGGGCTACCATAAGAGCCAGACAGGGTAAGAAAACCGCTAATTCAGCAGGTGACATATGCTTTATAGATCCAATTGGTAAACCTTTATTAGATATATTTGTATTAGAGTTGAAAAATGGTTATGGTGGCAAGAAAAGTCTAAATAGGCAGAAAATAAAAGATTATGTTTCAGATTTAGTTCACTACAATACTTCTGACAAAAGGCAAAAGAAAAGAATCCATGAGATAGCTCTTAAAACTTTAACTGATAAACAAAAAGCTGCGTGGTTTAAAAAGAAAGGAGGTTTTGATTATACGGAGTTTATTAACATTATGATTTTTAAAGAAATTGAAAAGTCAAAAAATGATGGCAAGATTTCTGTATTAGATATCTTGGATTCCAATTTAAAAAATAAAATATTAATAGATTGGGCTATAAAACTAAGCGGAGAGACAAGGGAACATGGTAGAGTGTCATGGATGCTTATCTTCAAAAGAGATAATAGAAAGAAATGCGTCATGATAGAGAGCAAAATGTTTCATATTTTGTGTGAAGACCAGAATGATAACTCAATACTTATTAAAAAATATATAAAAATGAATACATGTATTGATGATGTAAATGAAGTTTATATATTTGACTATGTTGATTTCTTTAACTGGCTGAAATTTGGAACGCTTGAAAAAACTTTAGGGAGGATAAAATAATGAAAAGAGTTATAGTCGTAAATGGAGTTGCAAGGTCTGGTAAAGACACATTTGTTAATTTTTTAGAAAAGTCTTTAGATTCTCATTTGTTTAGAGTGTCTTCAATTAGTTCTGTTAAGACCTTTGCTGAAAAAATACTTGATGTTAACCCAAATAAAAATGATAAGTACAGGAAGTTTCTATCTGATATTAAAGACTCTTGGACAGCATATAACAATGGACCATTTAACAGTATGACAAATTTAATTGATGGACATTTGAAATCATTTAGCAATTCAGTCACTACTGTAATGGTTAGAGAGCCAGACGAGATAAGTAAGCTACTGGATTATTACGATGGCAACTGTATGGCGGTTTTAATAACCAGAAGCGGCCTACCTATTCCTGACAATCATGCAGATATGAATGTACAAGATTATGATGGGTACTCTAATTATATTGATAATAATGGAACCCTTGATGAATTTAGAGAAAAGGTAAGAATATTTTCAAGGAAAGTTGTCAATAGAGGAGGTATTATTTAATGATGACAGAAAATTACGACAGTATAGAAGATACATTTGATAATCTGGATATTCTACTATTTACAGCAAAAGGTCCAATAAGTAATGTTATAAAATTGTTTACGTGGTCTAAATGGAGTCATGTTGGGGCGATCATTAAAATTAAAGGTGAATTATATTGTTGGGAAAGCACAACGCTTAATAGAAGCGAAAATTTAAGCGGCATTGTTAAAAAAGGGGTTCAGTTAACACCTTTGAAAGAAAGGATATCAGAGCATAAAGGTCAAGTAGCTGTTAAAAGATTAAATGTAGCAATAAGGGATATTTATTTCTTAGAGAAGTTGAATAGATTCAAAAAGAAAATGGATGGGGTTGAATATGAAGAAAACTATTGGGAGTTATTCAAGTCAACTTTTGATGTAGGCAAACTTGGTAAGAATAGAGAGGATCTTGAAAATGTATTTTGTTCAGAATTGATAGCAGAGGCTTTGCATAGAACAGATATCATACACCTATATCCACCATCAAATGAATATACACCAGCAGATTTTGATAAGCAGCTACCATTTACAGCAGGGAATAGTTTTTTAGATATCAAACCAATTTTACTTAAGGTATAACAGTTATGATTATTAATAGTATTAGTTTAAGAAATTTTAAATCACATCTTGATACAAAGATATGTCTGTCAAGTGATATAACAGCTATATTGGGAGATCCACAGAATGGGAAATCCAATATACTAAAAGCACTTGATTTTATATCAAATCATAAACCAACAAGATTTGATAAGGTTTCGAGTAATTTAAATGGTGATAATATTGTTAATGTTACTTTGGACGTTCAAACTAACAATAGCAATATGCCAATATCTTTAACTAAAACGGACACCTCTACAGAATACCAAATCGCAAGTGCCGACCCTTACTCAACGGTTGGTACGAGTGTGCCTGAACCTGTAAGAAATATATTAAATTTATCTGATCTATATATGCAAGGTCAAATTGATGAGCCTTTCCTGATTACTTCATCTGCTGGAGAGGTGTCCCGTACTATTAACAAAATCATACATTTAGACGAAATAAATAAATGGATTAAAAATATAACCAGCAAATTTAATTCTAAAAATAATGAATTAAAAGTTGTAGAAAAAGATTGTTTAGGTTTAGATGATAAAATTAAGTCATATGATTTCATAGACAGTGTTGATGAGAAGGTGTTACAAGCAGAAGACCTACATCTAATGAGAAATGATTTAATTATCAGATATGAAAGGCTATATCATGTAAGCAAAAGCTACCAGAAAATAGATGACGATATAACAGACGAAAGTATAAAAATGGGTGCCATAAAAGATGGTTTAAAAGAAATTAAAGCTTTAAAGAGTGGATATTCTAATCATAAAGATATTTTTGATACTATCGATTCTTACTTGTCTAACAAAAAGGAATTGGCGCAGGAAAGAAAAAATAATAAATTTACGTCAGATAAACTATTAAAAATAAATTCACTTGTTGATAAGATACACCATTTAGCAGATATAGAAAGTGGCATATATAATGCACTTGAGAGCAT